CAGATGTAGTTGATGCTATATATGGTGAAGAAGAACCAGCACCAGAACCAAGGAGAATGAATATGAATGTATATAGACAATGGAAATAAAAAATTAATTACTATTATATTAACTTAGTAATTAATCTGTATCTTTACTTGAATCTACTTCAGAATCAAAATTTTTTTTAAAATTATAGATAGGGTCACTACTTGAAAATAGTTCACTATAATTATTAGCATTAGTTGTGATATTTTGATTTGAAATTACAATTTCCATAGGAGGATTATTTAATATTTCAATGTAACTATCAATTTCATTTGGATGAAGTACATCACTTAGAGTGATTAAATTATGTTGATGCATATATTTGAATATTGGGTATTTATCTTGAAATAATACTGGAATTTCATCTTCATTTAACTCACCACATTCTATTTGTTCTTTAATTATACAATATACACGTTTATCAGCTTCTAATTTAGTTTTAAATTGATTCCAATTATCTTTTTCACGTGCTAGTCTTTTTCTTTCTTCATCATAATTTTTAACCTTTTCAATATACTTATTTTCATTTTCATTAACAACATCTTTAATTTCATTAGCTTTTTCTTCATATAATTTTGCTTCTTCTTCTAATCGTTTAATTTTTTCAGCTAAAGATTCAATATTAACTGGTTCTTGTTTCTTTTCTTGTACAGGTAATGGAGGTTCAGACATTGGAATAAATAAATTTAATTCATCGTTTATAGGTTTATCAGGACTATTAAACCATTCTTTCATATATCCTTCAAGTTCATAAAGAGTATTATTAAAATATATCTTATTGTTATTCAAACTATAAATACCTATAGGAGTTAAATTGTTGAAGACTTCTATTTTTGAATTAGGTATATATAATAATAAGCTAATTGCATCATCTTTATTTGTAAAGACACCTACTGTTTTATTTGTATATAATCTATAAATATAATTCATATAATATAAGTATCGTTAATTTTTAAGTCATTTATATAAAAAATTGAAAAAATAACTAAAAATAAACAGTATTAAATAATTAAAACACAATGAGTAGTTACGACGCTTTTAACAGAGGAAAACATTATAATAAAAAACATAAGAACAATAGAAATCGATATTATAATAAATCCTTTCCAGATGTAATTAAGCATGAAATGTATGAAGATGCTAAGGAAATAATTAGACGATATGAATGGGATAAACCACTTGAAGATGTAGGAGGAAAATACACACCTATTCCACCATCACCAAATCTACGTTCATCGCCTAGGAATAGAGATAGATCTGAAACTCATGATTCATTAGCATCAACACCAGCAGATGAGATATTTAATGCTAGATATAGTCCAGAATTACTGGATGGAAATGAAGCATTAGTTAGAGAAAAAATGATGTTAGATAAACCAATAATAAATGTAGATTTATTTGATATTAAAACTGGAAAATCATTTATAAAGTCAAACTTTATACCTATTAAATCATCATCATTTAAATCAGAAGAAGTAATTATTGAAGATGAAATTAAAAATATTCAAGACTTGATAAAATTAGGAAAGAAATATGAAACATTTAATGAAACTACCCATTATTCAATTAATATGAAAAAGCTTATGAAAATTATACCTCATTTACAAGAACTAGATGCAATGATTGGTATGAATGAAGTTAAAACAGCATTAATTACACAACTTATGTATTTTCTTCAAGATTTTCCATGTAATCATATGTTGCATACGGTAATTGAAGGACCACCTGGTGTTGGTAAATCATGTTTAGGTAAAATTTTATCAAAGATATATGTAGATTTAGAATGTATTAAGTCAGATGAAAAACCAGAACCAATTGAAGAAGAAGGTCCTATGAATATGATGAAAATATTATCAATGAAAATGCAAGAAGATATACCTAAACCAAAATTTAGAATTGTAAAGCGTAGTGATTTAATAGGGCAACATGTTGGACATACTGCAATTAAGACTCAAAAAATTATTAATGAGTGTTATGGAGGTGTTCTTTTCATTGATGAAGCCTATTCTCTTGCAAATGATGATGGATTTTCAAAGGAATGTATTAATACATTAAATCAAAATTTATCAGAAAATGGTGATAAATTTATATGTATTATTGCAGGATATCCAGCAGCGTTAGAAGGATTTTTTGCAATGAACAGTGGATTATCTAGACGATTTCCATTTAGATATCATATTAATAAATATACAGAAAAAGAATTATATGAAATATTATTAAATAAAATTAATAAGGAACAATATAAAACTTCTGATGATTTTAATCTAGAAAAATTCATTAAAGAGAATAAAGATAATTTTCCAAATTATGGAGGAGATATAGATACATTATTTTTCCATATTAAAATGGAACATTCTAAACGATTATTTGGTAAGGCATTAGCATTACGATATATACTTATAAAAGATGATATCTTAAATGGATATAATCAATTAAAAAATAATAAAACAAAAGAAGATGTATCACATCATTACATGTATAATTAATTTATTCAATGCTTTTAAGATAATATAATTTAGTATCATGGTTATTAACTTGAATATTTTTGTAAACATTTCCAGAACCAGCATCAATTGGTTTTATACTAGGTGATAAATATGATGGTGTACTAGTAGGTGTATATATTGATAAACCAGTAGTTCTTAATTCATCAAGAGAATAAACGACAGGTGTATCACCAGTAGTGTTGACCATTAATGTTTGTGTATCAGTTTTTAATGCTAAATCTGAATCAGTTTGTTGATGACCATATGTATTCAATGGACGATTTGTATCATTAGGATTATATACATATTGTTTAGCGGGTACTAATAAGTCGTATTCATTATCATATGATATATCATTTTCAGGTAAATCATTTGAATAGACATTCATATTGTTTAATTTTTCAGTTATATTACAAATAATTTTAATTAAATATATAAATATCAAACAAATTATAAATAAAATTAGGATTAAATGAGTCCTATTCATATAATATATAATTTAAAAAAAATTGATAAATATATTTTTTAGATTTCATAATTTAAAGTTAAATAGATAAACAATAAAAATGACGGAACATTTAGACATTGAAGCACTAAATGATATTACATCTCTTACTGAATTATATCAAAAAGAATTAAAAGAAAGTATTGAACTATCAAAGCAAATGGATATTAAAAATGAAAGATTTACATTAATTCGTAATAAGATTACTCTTCTTCGTCATTCTAATGATGATAAATCAGAAGAAAAGGAAGACGTTTCACCTGTAGAAGAAGAGAAACCTAAAAAGGTTAAGAAAGCACCAGTTAAGAAAGATACTAAAACTAAAAAATTAGCTGAAGTGAAAGAAGAGGAGAAAGAAGAACCAGTATTAGAAGAGATTAAAGAAGAGAATGATAATAAATCTAAAGCAGATTCAACATCAGATAAGAAAGAAGAGCCTGTAGTATCAGTAATTGAACAAGCAAAGAAGCCTGGACGTAAGGCAGGTAAGAAGAAATAATAATTTAATTTAAAGATAAAATAAAATAAAATAACTATGTTATTAAATAGAATAGATACAAAGCCAACGTATTCGGAAGCAGTAGTATATAATAATACAGTATATTTGTCGGGTCAAGTGCCATGGTCAACAGTAGATTTAGATTTTAGAAGACAAGTAGAAGAGGTATTTCAATTAGTGGATACACAATTAGCAAAGGTTGGTTCAAATAAATCAAAGATAATATCAATGCAAATATTTTTAGTAGATCCGGAAGATTATGCAGTAATGAATAATGTATTTTTAGAATGGATGCCATTAAGACAATCACCAGCTAGAAATACAATATGTGGAGTTAAGTTTCCAAATTCTAAATGGAAGATAGAAGTTGTGGTCGTAGCTGGTTTATAGTAAAAGTTGAAAAATTATTTTATTATTAGTAACTATTATTAATAAAATAAAAATGCCGTTAATACAATATAATTTATCAAGAGACGATAAATCATGGAAATATTTTAAAGAAGGATATATGGCTAAAATTACATATCTACATGATGATAATACAGGAGAATCAGAATCATTTTGGGTATGGATAGATAAAATAGATAAATTAAAAGAAGAATATGTTTTAGGAATAATATCAAATACATTAACAACATTTAATAAGCCACATAGACCAAATATGAAAATAGGAGATTTAATTACATTTGAGAAGAATTGTATTAAGGAAATTGCAAATAGATATTATACTAAAGAAGAGACGTTATTTGCAATAGAAAATAGTAAAGAAAATCCAATTACAAAATATTTTGAAAGTCTTAATATAAGATTTACATCGTATTAATTTAATTCTTTTACTTTACATCTGAAAAAATCAATATCAATATATGGTTTAATTTTATAAATATTCTTAATTAAATCAGTTGACATATCATCTTGATAATTTTTAAGTTCTAATACTACTTTTGGTTGATTATATTCATTAAAATATTCTAATAATTCAGTATCTTCTTCGGGTATTAAATCCCATACAATATCCAATGATTTATCAAGATTAATATGATTAGAAATATTGTAGATTAAAAGATTTAATTTTTTATGAATATATTTATTATTAGATTCTTCGATATCTTTTTCTATTTTTTTATAGAATTTTAATACTTCAGGGTCAACAATAAAACTCTTTTCAGCAATAGCTTTGACTTTAACACTTTTTAAATTTTGTGCACGAGACAATGCAGTATATGTTTGACCAGCAGCAAAAATTTTAGGTCCAATATCAACTTCAACTGCATCTAAAGTCATACCTTGAGATTTATGAATAGATAATGCATAGGCTAATTTTAGAGGCATGAATCCTAATCTTAAATTAGAATCTTCTGCATTTATTGAATCATGATATTTAATTTCTACTTTAACACCATTAACTTTTCGAATGATAACAGATGATGATTTAACATCAATTACTACACCTCGAGTACCATTAACAATTCCATTATCTTGGTCAATATTTGCAGTAACCACAACTTGGTCACCTACACAGAAACTTATTGATTCAGGTATATCTAATGATTTAGCCCAATTTTGTGTTTTATCTTTGTATTTATAATTTTTATATTCTACTTTATATGATTCATTTTTAGCACCAGATTCAATAAGTTTTTCTGATTCTAATTTATTAATTTTATCAACATCAAAATTTCGTGGATACAGGATCGTGGGTTTTATCTCACCAAATTCAGTCGTTGATAATGATGATAATAATTTATAATTCTTAATAGAACAGTAACCATATCTAGCATCGGATAGAATTTTTTGGAATTGAAGGTCGCCGTCTTGGCGGATGAGTTTTGTAAGATAAATAGTTTTTAAATTTAGTTCAGTCCAGGTAGCAGATTTAAATGCATATTCACCCGAAACAGGAGCTAATTGACAAAAATCACCAGTTAATACAACTTGAATACCGCCCATAGGTTTATCATTTTTGCATGTAAATTTTAAATAGTCAGATATTTTATCTAATAGATTTGCATCTAACATTGAGATTTCATCTATAATTAATACTTTAATTTCTCGTAATTTTTTAGTAATATGAGATAATTTATATCTTACATACTTATAAATTTCTTCAGCAGATTCAGTAGCTAATCCAATACCTAAATAAGAATGAATAGTTTTACCATTAATTAAAAAGGCAGCAGTACCAGTTGTAGCAGTAATACCGAATTCAATATTATTATTAATACAATGTTCTCTAATTTTTCGTAGAGTTACAGATTTACCAGTACCAGCAGGACCAGTAAGAAATATATTTTTACCAGCTTTAAAATGATTCAAAGCAGATTCTTGTTCATAATTCAATGTAATTTCATTAATAGTAGGTTTACCAGTATATGGTAATTTATTAATATTAGTAACAACTGAAAAATCATCAAGAATAGATTTTATTTTTTCATCTACATCATTAATTTCTTTTTTAGGTAATGTTTTTTTATTATTTTCCTTATCCATATGTTCTTTAATAGATGATACGGATAATTTTACAATTTCAGATGCTTCTTCAATAGATTTTTTATCTAGTAAAGAGACAGCGTAATGTAATAATTTACTTTTAATACTACCATAAGTACGTTTATGTGATTTAGCAATATCTTCTAAAGACATATCATTTTTACGTTGAAGTAATAATTGAGCAACATCTTCATCAGTCCATCTTTTACCTAAATTAGAGGTTTCAGGATTTTCTTTTAATTTTAGTATATTTTGATACATTCTTATTAATTATAATTAACAATAATACTTTAATAGTATATATTTCAATATTTAAAAAGTTGTAGATAATAATTAAAAATGGATACCAATATCACTTCTATACAAAATATACCATCACCAACAGAATTAATAAAAAGTTTTCCATTAGAATTTGATGATGAATTTTTTATTAAAGAATCTAGAAATATAATTCAAAATATTTTATTAAATAATGATCCAAGATTATTAGTTATAATAGGACCATGTTCAATTCATGATTTTAATTTAGCATTACAATATGCAGATTATGTAAAAGATTTTCAAAGAAAAAATCCAAATTTATTTATTGTAATGAGAGTATATTTTGAAAAGCCACGTTCTAGGCATGGATGGAAAGGATTTATTTATGATCCTGATTTAAATAATACATATAATATTGATAAGGGATTAAAATTAGCAAGAGAATTATTATTAAAAATTACAAGATTAAAAATTCCAATAGGTTGTGAATTTTTAGATACAATAAGTCCGCAATATTTAGCAGATTTAGTATCATGGGGAGCAATTGGTGCAAGAACTAGTGAAAGTCAAATTCATCGACAATTGGCATCAGGATTATCAATGCCAATAGGATTTAAAAATTTAACAGACGGTGATTATAAGAAAGCGATTGATGGTATATTATCTGCGCAGCATCCACATCAATTTTTAGGTATTGATTACAAAGGTATGGCATGTCATGTAACAACAAAAGGTAATCAACATACACATTTAATATTAAGAGGAGGAGTAAGGCCAAATTATTATCAGGAAGACATAGAGGAGATTACCTATGAATTATATAGGGAAAATATTAAAACAGGAATTATAGTTGATTGTTCGCATGGAAATAGTAGTAAAGAATATATGAAACAAATATTAGTAGCGTGTTCAATTACAAAGTTATTAACATTAAATAAATATCCGATTAAGGGAGTAATGATAGAATCGCATATCAATAGTGGTAATCAAAAATTACATTTGAAAGATGCATTACATTATGGAATTAGTATAACAGATGGATGTATAGATGTTAGAACATCAGAAATTGTATTAAATATATTAAATGAACATATGACAATAAAAGAGATGTATAATATAAATGAAGTAAGGAACTTTTTAGATAATTTTGATGAACCGTTAATATCATTAAATGCAAATCAAAATATAGAAGACAATATGTATTTATATGGAAATATATTATCACCAGAAATAGTTATAAATTATGATGATGAATTATATGAAATAGTAAATAATAATTCTAAATTAATGTGTTATATGCATAAGCGATTAGGAGTAAGTGAATTAATTGCAAGAATTAAATTTGAGCTAAATCCATATGATTTTATGTTAAAAGAAAATAATTTTTATAAATTAATAACAGATAGAAATAGGGAACAGAATATATTAGATAAGGTAGGAGAAGCAAGTAGTTTATATATTAAGATGATGGAATTAAGTAAAAGAATTCAAATTAGGTATTTAGAAAAATATGTTGAAACATCAAGAATTGGGTATATGGGAAACAGGGGTAGTTTTTCATCAGAAGTGGTTAAAATATTTTATGGTAATTATATTGGCTGTACTAATTTTAATGATATAATAAATAAATTATCAAATAATGAAATACATTATGGATTAGTGCCGATATATAATTCATTGATAGGTTCAATCTATACTATTGGTATTGAGTATAAGATATTAGGAACATTAGATTATAAAATTAGATTAGCATTATTTGCGAATGATAGTAAAACAGATTTTAGTAATGTGCATACGTTATATGTACAGGAAGTAGTGTATAAAGAAGCATTAGATTATATCAAACGTAAATTTAATAAAGTTAATATTGTAATATGTAATACAACGGAAGAAGGTTGTTTAAAATGCATAAAAAGTGAGAATATTAATAGTATGACAATAGCATCGGAGAATAATGAATGTAATTATTTATATACAGTAGAAAGGGATATTATTGAGCATAATATAACAACATTTGCATTAATTAGTAATATTTAATATAAACAAAATGAATTATATTAAGTATATAATGCAATTATTAGGTGATCTTTTTAATAAATATGGTAGCGACAAAGATAGAAATGGATATACAGTATTATATCAATCATTATTTAAAAATCTTCGTCAACAACCAGTTGATTTATTAGAAATTGGAATTGGTACAATGTTACCTGATGTACATTATTCAATGCATAAGTATGCATTACCAGGATATAAACCAGGAGGTAGTTTAAGGGCATGGAGAGATTATTTTCCCAATGGTAATATTATTGGATGTGATATTCAACCAGATACACAATTTTCGGAAGACAGAATTGTTACATATTTAGCTGATAGTACAAAAAAGGAAGAATTAGACAATGTATTAGGAGATAAGATGTTTGATATTATTTTAGATGATGGTGACCATTGGGAGATAAATCAATTAAAGACACTAAAGAATTTATGGCATAGACTAAAGCCGAATGGATATTATATTATAGAGGATTTACAAGATTGGAATCGTATTGGAACAGAATTTAAGCCAGAAATTAGAGAATTTATTGGAGAAGGACCGGATATGTATTTAACAGAAAAGAGGAATATCTTTGTTATTTCAAAATAACCTAAATATATAGTATAGCATGATAAAATATATAATATAATAAATAATCGATAATATTATATATAATGTATCATGCATACTATAAATAGATAAAAATATATATTAAATTAATAAGATTTTGTTATTCTACCATATCTAGTGGTATATTGTTTTATTGGTAATAATTTCTTTTGATTTTTATTAAACCATATTTTTATTAATTTTGCATTATGATTTGATATATTATATTCAGTAATTAATTCATTAAAAGTATCAATAAATTTAATATGTGGTCTATCAAGAATATAGACAATATCGTTAATATATATTTCAAATCTTATTTTTGTTTCATCAAAAACGAATACTATTTCTGATGTTTCATTTAAGTAAAGAGTTTTGTGGCTATGCATTTTAATAGATATATAGGTAATTTTTTATATTTTGATAAGTTAAAAAATTCAAATTTCATATTAATTTAATAAATATAAAAAATTGAAAAAAAATTATCATATGCAATCTATAGGTAATATCAATAAAATACACATTAAAAAGCAATCATGAACACACCTAACCAAATGGAAATCGATATTAACTCACCTCATGCGCCTCTACGTCGTGCCCCATCTGAGCTGTCGCTCTCGGGCTTTCGTATTCTAGGCTCAACTACCAGCGAGCTACATCCTCGTTGCCTTGAACCTGTTTTTGAAGAACTATTACTTCCTACTGCTCGCAGCCTCATGGAGGAGTTTGCAGCAACTGGCTATCGTGCTTCGACACCGCCAATGACAATTGATACTAATAATCAATTTGAAACTGATATGTATCATCTTCGTGACGGCGAGCTACCGATTAGCGTCGGCTATCCTGCTCCGCCATCTAAGAACGAAGAGATTCGTAAGTGCAAGTGCAAGCGTGCCTATCTCATCGTCAATAAGATAACTGACCAGACCCGCCTTGGAAACAAGGAGTGCGGCTACTGTGCGCACAACGTTATCGAGAAGAACTAGATTATTTTATATTTTTTTGTATATAAAAAACTGAAAAATTATTTTAATATAGATATCAATTAATATTAAAAATGAATAATGATAATACAGTAGAAAATCCTGTTATACAAGTTATGGATGTTGTTCCAAGTGATAATATTCCAGATTATGTAATAAGACAACCAAAATCAAAATATAGTTGGATAAATAATCAAAAAACTATAGGTGGTAGTATAATGCTATTTGGAGTAATTATACTTATTCTTGTTGTATATTTTGGATTTGGATATAATCAGTAAAATTGAAAAAAAATACATAATCATATTTATTTAAATATTAAACAAAAAGATTACAAAATGACCAAGCATCCTGAAGGTGATTTTAGCTTTTTTAATGATATTCTTTATCGTAATACGTATAAGGACGCCTATGATGCAATTACAGCAACAAACTCATGGGCGCTTATGCGTGAACATCGAGGTGCAGGAGGATTTATGTTTTCAACTGATCCAGATCGGCTGAATATTGTTCATGATAAAATGAAACTCCTAGATACTCATAGTGGTGCTTCGTATGCTATTATGATGAGAGATATGCAATTTATTGCTACACATGGATGGAATAAATATATTGATTCAGTGATTGCATCAAAAGCATAAAATTGAAAATTTATTTATTAGTTATTAGTTATTAATCATTAACAAACATAAAATGAGTTTTCCAATTTATTGTGGTATGACAAAGGAGGAATGGAACAAGATGGTACACAAGGCTAATAACAAAGATGAGCGTGGATTTTATGCAAATGGTAGTAATTATATTAGTGCATCAGAGTTTCCATGGCCTGAAGAAACTAAAAAGTTGGCAAGGAAACTAAAAACTGATATTTATAATAAGTATCAACTTCTTATTATTATTAATGAATCAGACAATGATTATAAAATTGGTACAGTGCATGATGAATTTGCACTTTTTTGTATTCGTGCAGTACTGGGGCATTTTATGCCGACGACATTTGAAGATTGGATTAAGGATAAGATTGAATTTTCTGATGGTGATAGTTGTCCAGAATATTGTGGAATGAATAGGATTAAAGGTTATTACAGAAATGTAAGAGAATTTATGATGAAATTTGATCCAGAGGCACTTAATATTATTGCACGTCATGAGATGTATAAAATGGCTCAAGTAGAAGGGTGGTAAAAACAGAGTATCCTTAATTAATTTATAGCAAAATTAATTGGGGAGTTATTTATAGCACAACCAATCAAACTTATTTTGAATGGCGGTATAACCAAAAATCTAATAAAACTAAATGTTTTCCCTTGAACATTTAGGAAAAAATATTATTAGTTATCATTTAATAGCTGCAGACATACTAAACTTTATAATAATAAACATTTTCTGTGGATTTATATATTTCACATCATATCTTAGGAAACAGATTTCTCTGGCAAAATATAATGGAGGAACAAGTCCTTAACTCTAACCTAATTACTGTTAACAACAATTACTGCAATTGCATGCTAATTCACCTGGATACCGAACAGTCGGATGATTAACAGGAAAATCCCTAAAATGGGGATCAGTTACGCCCATACTACACACATGGTAATATGGATCATTCGCATTTAAAACACATCTACAATTATAACAAAAATGAACACCACACATACATTGCATGTGGTCACAACCAATTTCTTTTTCAACCCATATACTACATCCTGGGCATTTTCTATAAGATTCAGGATTCTCGAATTGTATATCGTCTACAAATATACACAATTGATTATCATGAAACGGTTTTTTTCCACATTCTCTACAATACGTGATATTACATGTTTTACATTTTTGTTTTCCACTTGGCATTCCTTTATGGATAATTCCAAATGAATCAATACAATTACCGGCACAATAAGTTATAAATCTACTTTTTGAAGGAAAATTATTTCTATAGTTATCTATACGTTTTTTATGAAAAAAATTTTTTATTTTATCAAACTCAACATTATTTAAATATTTTTTTAATTCATTTATTTTTAAAAGGACATTAATATCGTGATTACACGCAACTTCTTTTTCTATTTTTTTTCTGTTTTTATCTACATTAACTAATATATGTTTTTCAGGACATTTATAAATAGCACATTTTTCTATTAATTTTGAATCATGGTAATACCAAGAATAAACAGATTCCCAATTCGCCTTTTCAATCATATTGTATATATAATTGACTAAAAATTCTTTGGGGACTCCATGGATGTGTCGGCGAGATTTATGTATGGGAATATATTTATAGTTTTCTTTGTCAGATGTATCAATACCATTTAATTCAGCTGGAATATTATACATTTTTCCAATTATAATATCATCCATTCTTTTATGTATTTGATTTTTATCACATCCATCCCGGGGGAGCCCCAATTTTACTTTATATTTTTTATTTATTTTATCAAGTATATTATTTAATTTTCCGTATTTTGTCCAATTTTCTGGACTAATATCTTTTCTTTCTTTTTTATGTTTTATGGTGGATTCTCCATTTTTACTAATATCTAACATTATTTTTTCACACTCAACCACCGCTCTATGTATAAGGATATCTTTATATAGATTTTCATATAAAAATTCAGTCCATAAATGAAATTTATCCCAGTCCATTTTATTTCTATATATTTTTTATTTTATATCGTATTTTCTTAATAAATTTTTTTAGTGTTACAATATTAAAGATAAAATTTATATTATTATGTTTTCTATTATATAATTCTTCAATTAAAAATTCATGATTTATATTATTTTCTATATAATAGTTTATTAATTCATCATTCAAAATTAAACAATGTTTTTCTTTTGGTAGATTATAATAATTATCAATAGGAATAGATTTTTTTGATAATATATATTTAATAGTAAAAATGTTACCGTTTTTGATACCCCGTTTAATATCGGTATCAATAACAGCATTCCAATTTTCAGAATTATCTAATAAATTGTAAATACGTAAGTCATTTCCACCGCTACATAAATAGTATCGAAGACAAAGAGATTGAGGCATGTAGTTTTTAGGAAGAAGGTAAGAGGATAATTCATAATTTTCACTTATCAATGACATACGAATCATCATATCTTTATTAGGTAAATTATCAATAGGGACAATAGTTTCAGTAAGTTTATACATTTCAAGGTTTCCGCAAGTGCATAAAAAAGGTAAAATTTTAATTAGAAGGCTGATAGGTGATGCAATTATTTGTTTTTTAAAAATATCTACATTTTTCAATAGTATATTTGTTTCTATGCTTTTTTGCATATAATTGTATAAATTAATATATTTCAAATATTTAAATAAAAATTGATAAATATAATAGATATATTTAATTTAAATTTATTATAGTTTAATATGATTCAACCAACCAAGTGCGAATTCAATGAATGTAAAATTAAGATTAGAATTACTGATGTAAAATGTAAATGTGATAAGTTTTTTTGTCATAAACATCGTCATTTTAATGATCATAATTGCCAATATGATTATAAAATTGCTAATACTAAAAAATTGGAATCTAATTTGGTTAAAGTTGTTGCAAATAAAGTAGAAGAGATTTAAAGGTTATAATATATATAATGTGAAAGGAGCCATATATAGTTTTTTTATATTTGGTTCTTTAGCTCAGTTGGTAGAGCATGTGGCTGTTATCACAAATGTTGAGACACACACCGCAAAGTCAATGGTTCGAAACCATTAAGAACCGCAATATAAAATACTTATATTGTGATTTTTTTATTTATGATATATATATATGGATTTTGTAATATTAAAATATATACATGATTCTAAAAAAAAATTAATTGAAAATTTAGATAACAATACACCATCTAGTGCACCTAGTGGATTATTATTATCTCCTAGTATATCGGTAGCAGGTATTATTGCAGCAGCACCACCAGGTAGTGCTCATGTAGCTACAGGAGTAGGTGTTGGTGCATTAGTATCATGGATTGTTTTACTTATTGTTGCTTTATACGCAGCATATTTAAGTTGGGATTATACAGGAAAACATAATATAGATATGGGTATGAGACTTATATATGCAATAGGAGCATTTAATTGTGGTTCGCTATTTTTAGTATTCTATTTATTATTTGCAAATAAATAATAATGTAAAAAAATATTATTTAATATTATGGATGCTATATATATAATAAGAGAAATATCAAAAATTAAAAATAGGAAGTCATTAGATAAAGAAAAATTTAGTGTTGATAATAATGATAAAATAATTAATTATGGACAGATATTATCATTTATCATAGGAACATATGCAGCATATTTAAGTTATACATGTAATACTAAAGAAAATATGGATTGTGGTATGAAAGTAATATATGCTATATTAGCTTACATATTTGGATTATTATATTTATTATATTATTTTTTATTTAGAAATGAACAGTGTAGCAATTTATAATTTTTCAGTTTATACTAAAAAATTGAAAAATTATTAGCATATATGTTCTATTAAAATTAGATAATTAAAATGACTACTTATTATGATTTTGTGAATGTTATCAAGAGTAATTTGATGATGGAGTTTGTTATGGATGCAGCTGAGGTTAGCGAGTATGGCTGCAAGATTCCGAGTTGGCTGATTACAGCTGACAAGGAGTCCAAGATGAAGAATGAGTTCCGTAATGTCTGGGTTATGGATATCTATTCATCTACTTGCATTCTGTATAAGGGTGCTAATGTTGATGGCAAGGATGTTATTCCTAGTCTGATGCTATGTTATGAGAATATAATGTCTAATCGTTTTATTGGCGTTGTACGTTCTGCTGGCATTATTGCTATGATGAGGACCAATCCCATTAACGGTGTATGCACAATTAAGATGGTGACGAAGAATATTATTGTAGAAGCACCACGTATAATTAACGGACTGCATATTATTGAGCCACCACGCATGTTGGTAGTCCCTGTAGTTCACCGAGCTTATGTACCAATTATACCTGCTCCGGCACGAGTTGAGGTGCTGGTCCGGTCGGGAGCGACGCTGGGAGATTTGGCGAAGTTACGGGGCTTTCTTTAGAAAAATTTTTATTTAGATTATGCATAAATATTTTATATTGTAGTCTAGCAAAAGTAATTACTTCGTATAATTTATCTTTATCCCAAATACGAGATTTATAGAATGCAAATAAAAATAATGCGACTGTAGCTAATCTAACTTCTATAGATGATATTCTGTAAACAGGGCTAATTAATCTACTCATAAATGTCTGTGTTGATTTTTTATTTCTCAGTTTAGCTTCTAGTAAAGTTAATATACATGCATCACTATTAGTAATCCAATGAAACATAATAGAAAATACCATAAAACAATAAAATAATAAGATGTATGTATCATTTGTTAAAAATGGTGTAGATACAACCAATATAACAAGAATTAAATGTAAAAAAGCAATTATATTAGCCGCCAATTCCATATATATTATAGATATTTTTTAATATTTTTAAATAAACATATTAAGAATATAAGAAAAAATTGATAATATATATCAATACAATTAAAATTTAAGGATAACAAAATAAAAGAGTATATAATGGCTTCAACCGATGAAATTAACGAAATTATACCAGATGTACTCGAGAAATTTGAGACATTTGACGAAATGGGATTAAGTGATGATGTGCTCCGTGGAGTATATTCATTTGGTTTTGAAAAACCGTCCCCTATTCAACAATTAGCAATTGTTCCAATGATTAAAGGTAATGATGTTATTGCACAAGCACAATCTGGTACCGGTAAAACGGGAACATTTACTATTTCCATTTTACAGAGAATTAATTTTAATGAATTAGTTCCCCAAGCACTTATAATTGTACCAACAAGAGAATTAGCACAACAAATTAAAGAAGTAATCACACGAGTTGGTGAATATTGTAAAGTAAAAATAGCTGCATTAATTGGAGGAACAGATATTCGTTCAGATCTTTATACACTAAAAGATGGTGTACATGTGATTGTAGGAACTCCTGGACGTATTTATGATATGATTAATCGTAATGCATTAGACATTAGTAAATTAAAAGCATTAGTATTAGATGAAGCAGACCAAATGTTAGAACGAGGATTTAAGGAACAAATTCATGAAATTTTCAATAAAGGTGTTCCAGGTGATACACAAATTGGATTATTTTCAGCAACATGGACAAAAGATTCAGATGAAATTGCTAAAAAGTTTATGAGAAATCCTACACGTATTATGATTCAACGAGAAAAATTAACATTAGAAGGTATTAAACAATATAAAATTGCATTGAAGAAAGAAGAATTTAAATTTGGAGTATTATTAGATATATACAAAGCAATTTCAATTAAGCAATCTATTATTTATTGTAACAATCGTAAGCGTGTAGAAGACCTCGCAATGAATTTAAATGAGTATAAAATTTCAATGACAATTCTACATGGTGATATGTCACAAACTGAGCGAGAGCGAATTATGAAAGAATTTCGTTCAGGTACAGTACGTGTATTAATTACAACTGACTTACTTGCACGAGGTATTGATGTTCAACAATTATCATTAGTAATTAATTATGATATTCCAAATAATCGTGAAAACTATATTCATCGTATTGGTCGTACTGGTCGTTTTGGACGTAAGGGTTTAGCACTTAACTTTATTACAGAAAAGGATGAACCAGCATTAGCTGATATTGAAAAGTTTTACAATACTGTAATAGTAGATTTACCTGATGACTTAGCGGCTATATTTGAGAATTAATTTAATACAAAAAGTTGAAAAATATTTTAATTATAGTTAATTTATTATAATTAAAATATCATGCCGAAGAAGGATAAAGTTAAGAAGAATGATATTAAAACCAATGAAAAAATAGAAGATGTGGAAGAATTTGACAAGATTATGTATGAGAATTTTTATGCTGTATCAGTAAAAGTCACTGAAAAACAGAAGAAAAAAGAGATGCAACTTAAATTAGAATGTGCCGACAACGTATATTCTAATTTAG